AGGATTTTTGGGCGCAGCAGTGGTAGTTTTGTCTGTAAAATAATTGTTTGCCTTGCTCAATAATACACTTTCACTGTAATCTGGGACGTAGGTTGATGCGCCATGCTTATATGTTCCGGGTTCTTAGTATTTAGCACTGTTTTGAATCGCTGGCCTGGAAAAGGCTTTTTTCTTTTTTTGTATCGGGTCATAAAGCCATACTACACCTACGTCTAAACCATATCCAGTATCTTTGGCAATCTTTTCAGCGGAATCATGGTATTCAACATTGAGGTTAAGGAGCCCTTTCGAATAGTCGATTTTATCTGCGGTTTTTTGGTCTATTCCGGAAGAAGGTGCTCCAGTTTCTACAAAGCCGCTTTCGAACCCACCCGATTTTGCATCGCTGATTGCTTTGTTTGTTTTTATTTTAGTGAGTGAATCAAATGGCTCGTTTACGTTTGTCATGGGCAATCCATGCGCATACAATAGAAAAATAAGAAGCATTACCGAAAAAAATATAATATATTTCATTTACATTATATTTACATATTTTTTGAGTCAATGTAGTAATAGTTTACAAGATGTTCAAACCGTTTGTCACTTTTACAGCCCGGGCAACCATTTCCTAATAACATACAGTATTGACTGCCGCTAAATTCACCGTGGCAAGAACATATCAATGTTATTTTACAGTGTTTATTTGTAATTCTCACTTTCGAATAATCATACTTATTGCGGTATATTTTATAGAGCTTCTTTACGTAAGCCGATTCTTGCTTGGTGTAGTCGGGTTCATCGTCATTGTCGCTATCATCAAAACTTAACCAGCCCCACATGCTAAAATATATTGTGTAGTCAATTGCGTAAATGTGAAAATCTTATATTGTTTCAATTTTTTCTTTTCTTTCTGGTGTTTTTATTTTTATTGCGTCTATTTTTCTTGGATTTGCACTTTTTGCGTTTGTTCGTTTTATGTAATTTATTTTTGCTACCGCCGTCTGTACGAACACGTTTAGGACCTGATGTTATGGTATCTTCTTCTGGTGGTGGCGGTAAGGTATAAACAGTTAATGGTTTTTCTTCAGAAGGTGGTAATGTATCCACATCTACACGATATGGGAATGGCACTATAAATGCGTCGATTCCTTCGGTAGTATTCAAATTTACGAAAGACCCGTCTAGCTCATATGTGTTTATAGTGTCGGGAGATGTATCTGTGCTATTGCCATGTAATAGTGTCATGTTATATAATATATCAAATGCATTCACAAATAATTCCATATATTCACCTTTCTTTCTATTATTGGTTAGCTTATCATAGTTTCTGAATGGGGAATACCATCTCATTTGATAACTGACACCATCTTTGTAATATATCGGGTTGTTTATATAAAGATCGTAGTCGGCAATATAATCCATAACATCTTGCATATAATTAATCTCTTTTATACGTAATTCATTGCGAACATTATTTAATTTCATTAATTCATCCTGGCTCTGGTCAAATTCCAATAATTTACTTGGTTCCATGTGTAATTTCAATAGGTCTTTTCGACGCTGGTTTAATTCCAACAAGCGTTCGTGACCTTCATTCAATGCCGCGAATGTTTCTTTAAAATAATTAATTCCTAATTTTATGTGCTCTTTTCGACCCTTATTTAAATAAATATCGGCATCGTCACTGTGTATATTTGATACTCTTCCAAAATCAATCAATGAACATTTAATTTCTTGTTCTGAATTCAAATAAATCATGATATTTCCAGCATGTAAATCAAAATGAATGACACCAATTTCAATAAATAACCGCGCAATCTGTGCGAATGCATTTGAAATTGCATTTAACTTATCAGGATAAGTGATTATTTTTCCATAAAAGTTGCTGTTAATGGGTAAGCTCATAAACTGTTTTAGCGTTGTCGATTGAGTTATAGTTGGCATCACTAACACGCCGATTCCTCGGTCATGCTGAGGTATCTGCGACTTATTACTTAAAAACTCGAATACATCACTATTATTAGTAATTGGGTTAGGTGACTCGTCAGTAGTATCGATTGGATAATTGTTGGCATTTGATTCCTTAAAAAAATTCATTAGCGATAGTGAATCATCCTTTGTAAACATAGATAAATTAGCGACGGATGGGCATATTGCAGGCCGACCAAAAGTAATAGATTCTTTCCAGATATATTGTTGTAATTTTGCTTCATTAAAAAATCTTTCATGCGATTCAGAAGATTTACGTGTACCATTATAGTATCCTAACTCGCGACTGGGGATATCCGTAAGTATCACAAATTTGAGTATAAAATCGGTTACAGGTTCTGTAAATTCATTGTCTCGCAAATTTAAATATTCAGAATCTTCTTTGTCCACCGTTAAATTTAACATAAACCCTTTTAACGAGTTGGTAGCGAGCACATTTAATTTGGAATTCGCTGCGTTTACCATATTATAGATTGGCGTAAAACCTGGGCTAGCGGTGTCATCTGCCTTCCGTTTTACTCCGCCAGATTGATTATCCATTGTTAATTGTGTATACTATATACCACTAAAATATAACGGATTTTTACATTTATTATAGTACAAAATAGGTGGGTTCGCCCCTTTTTGTACTAGTCTAGAAAATTGATTTATAGAAAAGTATATATAGATATAATATACATTCATAATCGATAATGATTATTCCAGTAAAATGCTTTACATGTGGTATGGTGTTGGCCGACAAATATAGATACTACCAAAATGAAGTGCGTCGTATTAAGTTGCTGAACGGTAAGTCGACAGAAAAGGTTATTTACTTGACTAAAGGCAATGCTGAAAAGACGATTGAGGGAACCGTTCTAGATGATTTAGGATTACATAACGTATGTTGTCGGCGACATATGTTAACGCATGTTGATATTGAATAACCAATATTATATCACGTAAATATATATCATGGCGAAGTTGAATCTATCCCAAAAAAAGTCGAAAAAGAATAAGCAGAAAAAAACGGCGCGTAAACTATGGAAAGGAGGCAAATGCGGCTGCAGCTCTTCTTTTTTTACTGGTGGTAATGCGAATAATGCGCCTTATCCATTGAATACATTTGAGAATGACCCTCAACGGGGTCTTGTCTCCACTCGTATTATGTCAAATATAAAAGGCGGTAAGAGACGGTTACATAAAATGAATACACGTAAACGACACAATAGAAAAATGAAGGGCGGGTTTGCGTCAGTCATGACCGGAACTGACGCGGCCTTACGAAATCCAATTTCGGCTGGGTTATCTATGCAAGGTGCAGTTGCCGGCGCAAATATATTAGGTGGAAATCAGGTATCATATGCCGGTCCATATATGTCCAACCAAGTAAGTAACTTATTTGTGTAAATGCACGTTTGGTTGTACGCATAAACCAACGATGAAATGCCAAATTTAACTGTGTTCGCGAGGCTGCACGCAAAACACGGAAGGCTAAAATTCATTCCATGAAACCGAAGAGCCCCGAGGTCCATAATATATTCTCTCGTGATGCATAAGAATCGGGTTTCCAATAATAATGGTCATAATATTTTGACTATTATTATTAGAATTTGTGAAACATGTCGATAATTCTAGACACATCCAATAATATAGGCGCGACATTGTCAAGTCTAATTGTATGAGTAATTATAGATTGATTGAATGTAACTGTATGTTTTAGTAGGTAGATATATTTTTTGTTATAGTTATCTATGTCACCAGCAATAACAATAAGCGGGTTTATCGGTAATAAAAACGAATCACGGCATAAATTAAAAAATTGATATTAAAATACTATTTATAATGTATTATAACTAACAATGCTAAATGGATTCAATGAATGGTTATATTTATATAAGAAATCACTCATCATACGATCAAGATGATGGGTGTAAATTGGGTAAAGCCAATAATATCCCCGAAAGGGATACACAATATGCAACAGGAGAAATAAAGCGTGGCAACTTTGAAGTGGTTATTGAAATGTCAAAAGAGGTTATTGGAATAGTTGAAAAATTGCTACAAAAATATTTCAATAGTCTTGGGTTTCACATTCAATATGATGGCGGTACAGAGTTTTATAAACGGACTATTATACGTCTAATTGTGCCTTACTTGGAAAAAACCAATATACAATTTAAGGTTCTTTCTAAACAAGAAATAGAAGATTTGGTAAGATGTAATCGTATTAGAAAAATACAAAACAAGGAAAAACTCAACCCACTTATTCAAACCTTACGTCTAAAAAGAAACAAAAAACACGTCTACATTCCAAGACCAGACCAAACACTTATCGTGAATGATGCGGTTAAATATTTTCAAACATGCGATAAAGGTATGCTTATTTTGATATGCGGTGTTGGAAAAACTCTAATTTCATTATGGATTACGCAACAGCTTGAAGCAAATACATTAGTTGTTGGTGTGCCGAACAAATTATTATTGGAACAATGGAACATTGTTATTGGCAAATTATTTCCAGAAATTCCAGCGTTGGTTGTATCTGGCGGAGTAAGTGAAGATGATATTCAGCAATTTTTAGAGAAATATGAAGAGCGTTGTATCGTTATTACCACATATTCATCGTCGCACAAAGTAAATACGGCATCTCATCGTAGCAAATTTAAGTTTGCGATGAAGATATTGGATGAAGCTCATCATTTAACAAGTCATAATATGCGATTAGCAAGTACTTCTAAAACATATATTCAAATGTTAAACATTCCAGCAGTGAAACAATTAGCATTGACTGCAACAATAAAACAGCTGGAATGTGTGGGTGATGATGAAAATGTAATTTCAAATGATAATGTTGCACATTTCGGCGAAATTATTGACCGCAAATGTCTCATGTGGGCAATTAACAACAATATCGTTTGTGATTATGTTATCCAAACGATAATTACAAACGAGGAACAATTCGAGCAACAAATTTCGCAATTTAACATTACTGATGAAAATGACAAGCGGTTGTTTTTGAGTGCCTACGCTTCTTTAAAGAGTATTCATGAGGGACATTCGCATCATTTACTTATTTATTCCAACAATAAGGAAAATTCCTTGAAATTAATACGATTCGTCAATCTGCTCTTGGAAAACAATTATTTTAAGTTGCCCGATATTTATTCTTCTAATTATCACAGCGAAATGAATAACAATGTCAAAGAAAATATCATTCATCAGTTTGAAAATGCGAAACAAGGCATTATCACGTGCGTGTATTGTTTGGGCGAAGGTTGGGATTTTCCCTTATTGGATGCGGTAGTTTTTGGAGAAAATATGTCTTCAAATATCCGCATAGTTCAATCGGCTTTACGTGCAAGTAGAAAATACCGAAATAATCCTCATAAAAAAACAAAAATTATTCTACCAATCTTAAACCGAGATGATTGGCTAGAAAACAACGATAACCCCGACTTAAAAAAAGTGCGTGAAGTTATTTACCAAATGGGGTTGGAAGATGAAACAATAGGGCACAAAATCAAAGTATGTCGTATTGAAATTAAAAAACAAAAACCGAAGCCGAGACCCGAACTTGAAGATACGCGTTTAGAGGACTTTGGTGAATATGATGATGAACTAACACAAAAATTACGCTTAAAAACGACTACCCGTACTGCTCTGGGTACAACTTATGAAAAAACACGGAAAATTCTTGTGGATAAAAATATCAAGAGCAAAGAAGCCTATATGGAATTATGTAAAAGAGACAATCGATTAACGACTGAACCCGAAATCATATTCAAGAGTCAATTTACTAACTGGATTGAATTTCTAAGCATTGAGCGAGGAGTTTATTATGAATTGGATACATGTAAAAGTAAAGTAACTGACTATTTAGCACAGCATACCGCGATTAGAAATAGTTATTTAGATTTAGCGGTGGTATGTTGCGAATTATGTAAGTTAGACCCGCTGTTTCCACCAAATAGTTTATGGGTTGATTATTATAAGGTCAATGATTTACGTGATATAATAACCATTGCACCGAAAAAGAAAAAGGTCGCCAGCGATATTCTGTAAAGATTTATGTAGCAAGTTTCAAGGAAAAAATACTTTTTTACTAAATTAAATCATTTTTTAATTTATTTTAATATAAAGAAATAATATCTTATTTGGTATATAATGACCAAAGTATACAATTGCGAACTTTGTAAAAAAGTCTTTAACCAGAAAATTGATTTTACAAGACATACAAATAAGAAAGCACCTTGTATCTCTATTGATAAAATGCAATCCTTCACGCAAATGAAAGATGCGAAGACCGATAATAAAACCAAGTTATCAACTATATTTAATTATTGTCTTGACGTGTTGCGTAATAATGAACATCTTACCGGCGATAAGGCGTTGCGCACATTAGCCCATTTGTTGGATTTGCGGTTGTTAGAATCACAATTCGGTAAGCAAATAGATATTGATGATTATGCCTATAATTTTACTGCATATGATGATGATATTGCTGAACAACATAAGGCCAAATTATTAAAGATGGTTCGGTTTAGTAATTTGGTGAAAGAAAAAGAAGACAATATCCCGAAGATTATGAAATGTTTATGGGATGAGATTTTATCTGTGCATCCTATTACCAAAAATATATTCTTGAAAGGGAAAGGATTTGATATTCAACACCAATCAACTTACAAGAAAATAATTGATAAATTATACACGTTTGATTTTGAGGCGGTAGATGAAGACATTTTGGGCGAAGCGTATGAAGAAGTCATTAAAGATGTAATGATCGGTAAAACATTGGGGCAATTCTTTACACCTCCCAAAGTGAAACAAATGATGGTTAACTTAATCAACCCGCAGATCAACCCCGATGGAACAACTGAAACCATATTTGATCCCGCAATGGGAACAGGTGGCTTTCTAATAACATGTTTGCGAAATTTACTAAAAAAATCCAAAAGCCAAAATATTCCGTTGAATTGGGATTTTATCAGCCAACACGGTTTAGGTGGTCGAGAGGCCGAGCCAGATACATACCAATTAGCAGTATCCAATATGTTGATTGCGTCGGGTAAAATGTTTAAAGTCTTGGAAAAGGGCGATAGTATTCGGGAACCAATTACAAACAAATATGATATTATTCTCGCAAATCCGCCGTTTGGTATTGATGGTTTAACCTATACCGAGATTATGCACCCGCTCCGCAATGAATATATGCCAATCAGTTCTAATAGTGCGGTGCCATTGTTCTTACAAGCCATTATTCATATGCTGAAAGTCAATGGACGATGTGCAGTGGTTTTGCCAGAAGGGCAAGAACTTTTCAGCAAAAGCAAAGCCTTGGTGGCGGTACGAGAATATTTAATGAAGACATGTGATTTGAAAGAAGTCATATATTTACCCGCAGGAACTTTTACACATACAACTATCAAGACATGTGTGTTTTATTTCCACAAGAAAAAAGAAGGTAAAGATGTTTTAGAAACCAAGTTGAAATATTCTAAGACGACCCAAAAGGAAACTGAAAGAACCTACGTGTTTAGCAAAACGCACCAAACACACAAGGTGAAGTTTTATGACTATAATACAGAAAACGACACAAAGCATTTGTTGTTAGAAGTCACCATAGAAGACCTCGCCAAGAATAACTACTCGTTGAATTATGCTGAATACCTGAAAGATGAAACAACGGAGGAGATATATGAAGATGGTGTCGTGGTGAAAACCTTGGGGGAAGTTTGTGAATTTCAAAATGGTTATGCTTTTAAATCAACTGATTTTCAGGAAAAAAATGAAACCAATGTTGGAATTATTCAAATAAAATCCATTCAAAATGGATATATTGGTGGTTCAAAAATAACAGAATATATTACACAAGATAATAAGTTTAAAAAGTTTGAAGTAGAAAACGGCGACATATTAATTGGATTAACCGGTAGTTTTAAAATGGGCATATACAAATTACATACTAGTTCATATCTAAATCAACGAGTTGCAAAAGTAATTTGTAAACATGTAAATCCAAAATATCTGTATTACTGGTATATTTCTTGCGATATTGAAAGTGAAATATTAAAAATAGCAAAAGGAACAGCACAAGCAAATATATCTACAAGTGAATTAGGAAAATTTAAAATCCCGATCCCGCCAATTGAACGCCAGATAGAAATCGTTAAATATTTGGATTTCATCTATGAAAAATGTATCAAAACCAGCACCGAGAAAATACTGGAATTGAAGCAATTGAACGAATACTGTTTGAATACGCAAAAAGTTTCTGGTGAAAATTGTGTGAAAATGCTGGGGGAAGTTTGTAAAGTCAATCAAGGGACTTATATCAAACCAGATATGAAAATAGAAGGCGAATATCCAGTTTATGGCGGTGGTAACGTAAGTTATCATATAAACCAATTCAACCGTGAAAATGAAATTATCGTCGCAAAGGATGGAGTTTCGGCTGATTGCGTGAGATATGAAACCGGTAAATTCTTCTTAAACCATCATGGTTGGACGATAATATGTAAGGACATTATAACGAAAAGGTACATGTTTTATACGTTACAATCAATTCAGCAACAACTATTAAGTATAGCGAAAGGAACTGCCCAACTTGGTATAAATCAAGAGAATTTTTACAAGTTGAAAATCCCGATCCCATCCATTGAACGACAAAAAGAAATTGTGGAGTATTGTGAGTTTAATGATACACTGATTCAACTGCTTGAAAAAGAAATTGAACAGAATAAAAAACAGGCGTGTTTATTCATCTCGGGTATTGTGAAAACGGCGGGAGTGGTTGTGCCAGTAGAAAACGAAATTGTAGAAGAAGCGTCGACAACGCCCATCGCGGAAGAAGCCCCCAAGCCCAAGAAGCTTGTGAAAAAACTTAATTTGAAGGTAACCCCAAGTGAAGAATAAACCACTTATGTATATAAAAAGTTGTAATATTATACATCGTTGGACATTTAACTTCGCACAAAATATGAGTATTTTTCTTATTTTACACATTTGAAACATAATGATAGTATGAATATAGTATGTGAAATATTTGTTCATATGAATTGCGTCAACTGTCTAATAAAGCCAAACAAATACCTTTCGACGTATTTGTCTGCTACGCTTCCCGAATGAATTATTCGCGGGTTTTAATCTTCCTTAGTGTATATAGAGAATGTCAATCGTTGGACTAAGAAATCTATGCACCCCTGCGGTTATATATTTGGCAATATCCATGATGTTGTTGGTGGTTATGTATATTCAAAACCGAAATAACGTAGATGTATATTGTTTAGGCGCGTATGAATGCGATGTTACAAACGTTACTGCCATTTTTTTGGTTAAATTTGTTTACATTTTGTTTTGGACATGGATATTGAATTTGATATGTAGTTCTGGTTTTACCAGCATTTCATGGCTGTTAGTGTTAATGCCCGTTATTTTGTTTTTTCTATTTGTCGCACTTCTATTCATTAGTTAAATCGTATACATAAATTTCATCATTTTCATAATTTTTGCCATTATTATATTGTAATCATATAATATAATGACCACTGCCCGGAAACACCCACATAAACATAAAACCACACATAAACGCATTTGTGTAAATGGCACGATTGACGAGGTAAACGAAGGCTGGAAAACAATTACTATATACGGAGAACCCTACGAGCGTGGATTCGCTCATGGATATTTATTAAAAAACGAGTTGAAACGCATGATATCGACCCTCACATTTTTAGTAAAAGACGAGATGGATATTTCCATGACTAAGTACTTACATACGTGTAGTAAAGTAATCAAGCCTGTGATTAAACGCGATTTTCCGGAATTTTATACGGAATTAGTGGGAATCCGCGACGGCGCAAATAAACGCGGTCTCGATATCTCACTCGACATGTTAATTGGCTGGAATTCGTATTTGAGTATGTATTCTTATTTTTTAGAAGGTTCCGTTATAAAATGCAGCGCGTTTATTGCAACCGGCAGTGCAACTGAACACGGGGATATTGTTATGGCTCATAATACGCACACGAACTTCGCCGACGGGCAGTTACATAATATTATCATGAATGTTATTCCATCATCTGGACACCCATTTGTTATGCAAACTTCTGCCGGCTATATTGCAAGTGGAACCGATTGGTTTATTTGCTCAACTGGCATGATTGGTTGTGAAACCACAATTGGCGATATTAATTACACACCGCGGTTTGGTGTTCCCTATTTTTGCAGAATTCGTCAAGCCATGCAATATGGTAAATCGTTGGACGACTACGAACAAATCATAGACAAGAAAAATGCAGGCGATTATGCATGCTCGTGGTTGTTTGGCGACATTAATACCAATGAAATCATGTTGTATGAAATCGGCCTGAAGGAAAAGAGCGTACATCGAACGAAAAACGGAGTGTTTTATGGAATGAATAGCGCAATGGATAAGGACTTAAGAGAAAACGAAACGACCGACGAAGACCATGACAATATAGCGACCAGCTCGGGCGGAAGAAAAATACGATTGAACGAACTGTTGAATAAAATATACAAGGGTAAGATTAACATTACCAATGCCAAAAAGATTGTGGCCGACCATTATGACAGTTACTTGCGACGAGATGAGTTGAATGGCCGTGTAATATGTAATCACAGTGAAAGTGATTATGTCAATTGCAATTATGCCCCGTATGATTTATTTGGCTGTACCGACGGAAAAGTAGTAAATACGGAAATGGCGAAAAAACTCACATTTCAGGGCAGATTCGGTTCCGCGTGCGGGCGAAAGTTCTCGATTAAACAACATGTTCATGACCATCCTGAAATGAAAAAATGGAGACCACACGTCAAGGATTTTGTTAATTATGAATGGACAAATCTAAATAAAAACAAATCGCGTGATACTATATGAATCATTTGGTAGAACGCATCCAGCGCCTGCCGCTAGACCTGCGATTATTTTGCATTATTCCATATACATATGAACTTCAACCACCTAACCTGGTGCACGATATTCGCACACATCGTAAAGATACACGTATATTAGAAAATATTTATGGAACAATGTATAACGACGCGATATTGTTATATGATTTGAAACGATTTTGCCAAGTTCCGGATATCTATACAGAGACGATATGGTTAGATGTAGTAGATGAATTCGATTTGGCTTCCCTTCCAAAATGCTTTGAAATATGGAAACGACACTTTTCATACAAAAATTTGTCAAATACGCAATTGTATGAACATATAACCCATTTTGATACGGTACATATGGACGAATATCGATGTGCCATGTTTATATGGGGTCTGTTAACTCCTGCTGAACGTACGATGTTTATTAATGCATATATTTTGGACGTTTGATTCAAGACGACAAATTTGCTATATTGAAAAATTGATTGATAATATATGTATATAAAATATATAAATTATACATATCTTATATAGATAATGAATCCCGCAATAACTAACGTATCGAACGACGATGCTGGCTTTAAATTTACACTTTCTAATACAAATGTAAGTTTAGCGAATGCGATACGTCGTACCATATTGAGTGATATACCTACATTGGCCATTTATACAGAAACATATGCCGACAACCAATGTACGATTCACGACAACACAACTCGTCTACATAATGAAATCTTAAAACATAGATTGAGTTGCATCCCGATTCATATGGTCGAACATGATATTTTGCCCGGAAATTATGTGCTGGATTTGGATGTCGTAAATGATACCGATTCGGTTCGCATTGTTACTACCGAGGACTTTCGCATTCGCAATAAAACAACAAATAATTATTTAACAAAGAATGAATTGATTAAGATTTTCCCGCCGAATTCGCGAACCAATATGTACATTGATTTTGCACGTTTGCGCCCCAAGATTGGGAATACAATTCCTGGCGAGAAGCTGAAGTTGACTGCCGAATTCTCTTTACGTAGTGCGAAGGACAACAGCATGTTTAATGTCGTATCCAAGTGTGCATACGGAAACACGATTGACTCACTGAAGGCGAAAGAAGTTTGGGAAGACCACGAAAATAAAATACGAGCGGAGGGGCTCACCGCGGAAGAATTGGATGTCCAGAAGCGCAATTTCTACTTATTGGACGCACATAGATACTTTAAACCTGATAGTTTCGACTTTATTATCCAGTCAGTTGGTGTATACGATAACAATGACATTGTGAAACGAGGTTGCCAAATTTTGCACACGCGCCTAATGAATTTGGTTCATTCGATTGATTCTGATATGGTGCATATTAAGTTGAGCGAAACGAGCATGGATTATTGTTACGACATTGTGTTGGAAAATGAAGATTATACGATTGGAAAGGTTTTGGAATATATTTTGTATGAAAAATATTTTGTAGACCAAAAAATGTTGTCGTTTTGCGGGTTTAAGAAGCTTCATCCCCATGATGATGACAGTATTATAAGGGTTGCATATACACAGGTCACTGACAAACGAATGGTAGCACAACAATTGCGTGAAGTTTGTGTATTGGCGGCAGAAATATTCATGAATATTTATAAAATGTTTTAGTTGAGCTCGTGTTCTAATAAAATTGAAAAAGGTTTATGTGTATTATGATGTTCATTTTTTTCATGAATATCATACGACGAATATTTTGCATGTGTGCATCGGTCGAAGGAACTCACCATGATTATTTGAATTCCATTACATATGAACAAACGCAACCGTTTATTCCGCAAGTATCATATTGTAAAGTGATAAAAGTGTATGATGGAGATACAATCACTGTTGCAGCTAAG